ATAAGCTTGGCCCCGGCGGATTCTGCGGACGTGCTGATCTGCTGGTTGGCTTGCACGAACGCGCTGCCGACCTGCTGCGCCGCCGCGGTGGTCTTCTGCAATCCGGATGCGACATCCAAGGCCGACTTAGTCCCTTGGCTGGCAAAACCTGCGACGCTTTCGGTGAGCGCCTTGAATTGACTCCCCAGTTGCGCACCGGCGGTGCTAAGATTGTTGAATGCCTGCTTGGTTTGATCGATGCGTGCCGGATCGATCTTGGTCTTCTCGGCGGCGTCCTGGATCTGCTTGAAGGAGGCCTCGCCGGCCCTGCCAAGATCTTCCAACTGCTTCTTGATGTCATCGCCACCTTCGAGGGTGATGCGCTGGCTTATCGTCTTGCTGGCCATCGATGATCAGCCCTTGATCCGTCGCTCGTAGAATTCGGTCATGCGCGCAGCCACCTGGGCAAAGATGCGATAGAGATCGAACCGCTTGCGGATGTTCACCCGTTTCACCCCGACGAACAGCGGCCCCAGCGCACGATTGCCGGCGTCGAACAGTAATGGCGGCTTGCCGGCGACGTTGACCGATACCAGCTTGCGGCCGTACTGGCGCGGCGAATGAACTGCCGCGGGCAGGTTCCGCTCGATCGGCAGCCACAGCAGCGGATGGCCGGCGATCGTGGCGCCGCTTTCAAACACGCCGGCAAACGGCGTAGCGTCAAAGATCAGCGCGGCCGGATCGCCGCCCTTGTTGGCATAAAACTTCGATTTCAGCGCCGCTTGCCATAGTCCAGGAAAGCCGGCCGCGGCGATGTTCTCCCGGCCTAGCGCGACCGCCAGGGCAGCGGCATCCTGCACCGCGCCGGCCCTGGCCGCATCGACCTGGCTCGCGATCTCCTCGATCAGCCGCGCCACAGCCGATTCCCGCTGTGAAAAGACGAGTTTCATCTCAAATTGGCGTCAAAAAGCAATATGTGGCACGAAATGACAAGACGGCATCGGGGCGGCTCGGGTAAACGTTTGGTCCCATGAAATCCAGCCAACGCATCCACCGTAACTCCTTGCTCGTATCGGCAAAAGGAAGGAAAAGTTGTTATGAAGAAGTTCGTTTTGGCGCTGGCCATCATAGCTGGCATTACAGCGCCGGCTTTTGCTGACGGACGTTCGTCGTCTGCCGTGAGGAAGTTCGAACGCGAGAATCCCCCCTCCGGCCCTCGCAGAGATTATGTGATTGACCACATAATTCCGCTCAGGAATGGCGGCACCAACGACCAAAAAAACCTTCAATGGCAGACGATACAAGATGCCAAGGAAAAAGACAGAATCGAGTGTGACGGGCATCGGTGCGGGCACTGATTGTTCTACCCGCCCAGCTCCTTGAGCGTCTTCTCGATCGCCTTCTGATCGCCCTGCGCCGCGATGGCGGCGATCGTGAGGTCGTTCGCCCGCTCCATGCGGTCGAGCTGCTCGCCGAGCTCGAGATAGGCCGCGACCTGGCGCGGTGTCAGCGTCATTGCAAAGTCGGGAGGGAATCCGCTTCGCCCGAGGGCGACGACGGCGAGGGCGATTTCCGCAAGCGGATTTTCACCGGCTTTGCTCCTTCGCCCGCCCCGCCGATGAGGCCCGTCAGTTCCTCGACGAAGGAGCCTATTCCGTTTGGGAATGTCAGCCCGAAGATGGCCTTGAGGAATTTCATCTGGTGCTCGGGCAGCAGCATGGCGGCGTGCTGCTCATAAGATTCGTCCGCGAGATGGCCGCACCCGGCCGCGATGATCGGCCCGACCGCCGCACCGCAGCCTTGGATGAGGCGCGGCAGGAAGCTGTCGCCCGAGCTGCCGCTGGCCAGCAATTTCAGTTCAGGAAACCGGGCCACGATGGATGCGATGGCGTCGACCGAAACGCCACGCACCTTGACCCGCAGGCCGTCGATCTTGACGACCTCCACCGCCGTCGACGGTGCAATGTCCAATAAGTCTGCCATGTTTTTGTCCTCACGACGACACGGTGTCATCCCGGATCGTCCAGACGCCGAAGTCGCCATCCGGTCCCTTCTGCACCTCGGCCTCGATCTCGATCACGGTGAAGTCATCCGCGTCCGTGATGAAGCTGAAATCGCCGGACGGAATGAATGAAACGGTGGCAAGGAAGTCGACCTGTTGGCCGACGTCGTTGGTGCCGACCACCTTGATGTCGCCGACGAACTCGGCCTTCGACAGGCCACTCAAAGTGATGTTGCCATCGCTATCGGTGCCCGTATCGGCCAGTGCGAAGAAGGCAAGATTGAGCCCGGTGATCTCGTCCAGCGTCACCTTGATGGTCGCGCCGACCTCGGTGATGGCGGTGAAGTCCTTGGTCTTGATACCCTCGCGGGACGAGAAGTGTTCTTTTTTGGTGACTGTCGGCGTGTAGATGAACTTCGGCGCGTTGCCGAGATCGGTAAAGGTCGAGCCGCCGACTTCCTTGAACGACACGATGCCTTTGCCGATGTGATAGTTTTGAACATTCGGTGACGTAGGCATGGCTTATAAGTCCTCTATTTTGAGTGCGTACTTGAACATGAATTGAGCGCGCAGCGCCCCCTGCAGCGAGCGGCCCCAGCCGAGGTCGGTCTGGCAACCGAGATAGCGAATTGCGCCGTTGCCATTCCGTCCCGTCTTGACGATCTGCTCGTTGAGCACGGTGTCGGTCGTTACCCGCTTGATCAGCTCCCGCCGCAAGGTGGTCAGATCGGAACCGACCTCGTCGGCCTGCTGTGCGATGATGATTTCCGGATGCATGCGAACCATGGTCGGCCGGTTGGCGGGGCGCATCGACAGGTCGGAGGCGTCGTCGGTTTCCTCGTCGCCGTCGAACACGAGCGCCGCCGGCAATTGGTCTTCCGGGATATCCACATTGTTACGCTGGGCCGATTTGATATTCGGAATACTCGCGACCACCACGAGCAGCCGGGCCAAGATATCTTCGCGAACGTCAACCAACGGAGTCGGCCTTCAGCGCGAACCTAACCTCGCCCATATCCTCGCCGTTCGGGCTGCCGCGCAGTTCCCACGAACGAACGATCCAAGTCCGGCCGTTGAACGCCAGCACCGCGTCGGCATAGTCGGCCCGCGCTATGCCCTTTTCTGCAAGTTCGGGAATACGGGCAAAGGCGCCAGGACCGACGCTGCGCACCTCCGCCGGCGTCCCGCCCCCGGCTGCGATCGGCAACACGTTTGGCCGCGTGTCGTCGATCACGGTTATATCCACCTCGGCGCCACCACTCCCCGCCACGCTCAACACCGCCGGCACGCCGAGCGCCGCATACACCGGGTTGTATAGTTGTTCGCTAAAGTCGATGGTCATGACGTCCACGCCTCTTTCACCCAGGCGTCGCGGGAATTGTGCGGTTTTGCTTGGGCGCCGAAGACCAGCAGCGATGCGTTTTTCTGGAAACCGTCCCGATAATATGAAAAGAATCCAGGCGGCAACAGATCTTGCAAGCACTTGGCGCTGTCGTCGATGTGCTCCATCACGCGCTGGTCGCCGTAGCGGACGTACATTCCTATCAGCGCCGATTGGTTTGCCATGAACTCATCGTAAATTCGGCGGCCGAAATTCGGCGCAAGCGCAATCATGCATGAGCTGTACTTGCATGGTCGCTTGAGGTGCGCCGGTGTGAAGCTGTGACAAATGGCGAACTCGGTCTCCAGCACGAGCAGCGGATCGATATTGCCAATCACCACGGTGTCGAGATCGAGATAAACCAATCGATCATTGCCCCGCCAATCCGGATTGAATATGGCCATTTTAGCCCACCATCCGGACAATTCGACGCGATGGTTCTCGACGCCGGGCCAAGTCTCCTGCTGGTCGGTGAGACACACGAACCTGCATTCTACGCTGCTGTGGCGTTTGACGCCTTTGACCAGCCGCTCGACGTATTCCGGGCCGTATTTGGTCCCGGTGCGCACACACGCGACGATCATACATAAATGCGCATGTAGGCACTAAGCAAGCCAGTGGCGGTATCGGTCGCCGCCTGCAATGGCGCGGTGGGCGCGGCCTTACCGAGCACCTGCAGCGGATCGTAATATTGCACGATCGTGTCGCCATGGCGGACCATTCGGACGCCGCCGGTGGCGTTCAAGCGCTGCTGTAACCGCGCCGCCTGAATCAATAGCGTGGTCGCCGCCTTGAGCGGCGGCGGCGCGCCGTCGGGCAGCAGATAACCGCCGCTATAGGTCACGGTGACCGGATCGGTCCAGGCACCATCGATGCGCAGCTTGCCTGAAATATTCTCGACCTCGTAACTCGCCGGGTCGAGGACGTTGCCGCGCGGCGATTCGACCGAGACGATGTCGGCGTCGGCGACCGGATAGTGCGTCAGAAACAGGCGCGGGCTGTCGTATGGCGTCGAGTCGCCGCGCCAGGTTTCCGCGACCTGCTCGTAGGCGAACACGCGCTGACACATCGTCGCGATGACATCGCTGTACTGGTCGATCCACATCTGCAGCTGCGTGTCTTCGCTGGTATTGGTCGGTGGCAAACCAAGGATGCTCTTGACCTCGTCCAGCGTGACGAGCGCATAGCTGTCGGCCGGCGTCAGCACTTTGACCCAAACATCGGCCATCAGCGGGCCTCGTGAAACTGTTCGAACAGCGCGCGCAACTCCAGCGGCGGCGCCTTGCTGTTATCGGACATGACCGGCTGCGCCGTGTAGGCCTCGCGGTCGATGCGCCATCCAACGATGGTTGGCCCCGTGGAACCACGCTCGCCGCGCGCTCCGTCATCGCCCTTTGGCCCTGGCTTGCCTGGCTTGCCGGCCGAGGCGATGAGCTGCCAGCCATTGCCAGGGCAGGTGCCTGGCGCATCGTGGCGCGCGATGAAGCTCGAGCCGCCGAGCGCGACGATGTCGAGCGCCGCATAGGTTTCGCCCTCGGCGAAGGTGCCGCGCACCGTTGGCATCGCGGCATCGCGGCCGGGCCGCGCCAGGCAGATCCAGTCCGCATGCCCGGGCGCTTGTCCGGTGTCGCGGGTAGCCTGGAAGGCGCCGCCTGCATGGACGACGACGGTGCCTGCGTAGTGGACGATGCCGGGCGCCCAGTCGCGCGCCACCGGCAGCGCCCCAGGCTTGCCCTGTGGCCCGGGCTCACCGTCCTTGCCATCGATGCCGGCGCGTCCCGCCGGCCCTGCTGGTCCGGCTTTGCCGGCTTCCCCGCGCTCGCCGGCAGGCCCGCGCTTGCCTTCTGGCCCCGGAATCCGCGCGAGCGCCCGCACCTCGATGAGCGCGCGCTGCGCGACCGCGAGACAGGTGCCCAGCCCGTCGAGCAGCGAATATCCCGGGCCGGGGATGGTCATGCTGCCAACATCCATGCAACAGCGGCGGCTTCGTCGTCGTCATGTTGCCCGGAACCAGTGCCCATGAGATTAGCGACCATGGCTGAACCCTTGCCGTGCGTACCGATGACTCCCGAGCCCACGGCGCCAGCTCGGAGCATCACAATCCCGGCGCCGAGGCGGCCATGATTGCCGGCCGCCACCGCCTTGATTGACAGCCGCGCCGCACCGATACCGACCGATTCGGTGGCTACAGCCCAAGGCTCGATCCGAACCGGCGTTGCGGCGCGGACGCCAGCCACGACGCCATGCGCCTCGCCCTCGAGCGGCGGCAGAATGCCGTAACCGGAGCCCTCGACCGGGAGCGGCCGCTCTGGCGGATAGTAGCCCCCACCGCCGACCACAACGACCACCGGAACCGGCACGACACCAGCGAATGCCGCGGTGTCGCCGCCTTCGCCGGCCTCGAGCGACCCGATGATCTCGCCGGCCGACGCAACGATGCCGGTTGCGGCAAATACATCCGCCTCGTCCGTTGCGGCGAGCGTGCCGAGCGTTACAATCGTTGCGGCAAACGATGCAATATCTGCCGCCTCGATCGCCGCCAGCGTGCCGGTCCAGGCCGTAGCACCGACCGCACCGACAAACGATGAAACGTCACCTTCGTTAAGTGCGTCGGCGGTCGGCGTACTGGCATCGACAGTCGGTGCAGTAGCGTCAACGGTCGGTGCAAAAATCGATGCTTCAAATGCAGCTAGCGTGCCGGTGGACACCGCACCGACCGCACCAGCAATTGCCGCGGTATCGCCCGCCTCGATCGCCGCTAGCGTGCCGACGACCTCTTGCAGCGTTCCAACGATCGGATGGCCGTTATTGGTATGGACCTTGCCACTGGATGTTTCAGTCGTATGAACGACGTTTTCGTCGCCAACGAGATGAGCGGTCATGTCGCGTGCGTAACCGTCGCCGCAATAAATTCCTTGAGCGTCAGCGGCGGGGCGCCCTCCTGCGCTCGTATCCGGTTCTCGTGATCGTAGAGCATTGTCTGTTCATTGGTCGGCACTGGCGCTACCGGAGGAGGCGGCACATACGGATCAGGCACGCCACCATCGGCCAGCCATCGCTCGTATTCTGCGCGGTCCCGGTTGGCCGGGTCGTTGGGAATTGCCGCGCCGTCTGCGGTGCGTATCACTGCATCGGTTGCGGTGAGCTCATAGTCCGCCATCACAGCCTCGCGTCGCATTTTGCCAACACCTGAAGCGCGTAGCAGTCGCCAGCCGCCGCAGATGCAATCGAAAACCGCGACATGGTTGTCGTCGGAGACGGTGCCGATGGTGAACCGGAAAACATATTGGCTACACTCCCGCCCGATAGGGTGATAGTTGGTGCAGCTCGCATCTCGACAGGAAAATACAATGGAGTATCGCTACCGGACTGACCGCCTGCGGTGGCAAGAAATCTCGCGGTGCCAAGCGGAAAGCTGAGATAGCGTTTGCAAACGGTCAATTCCTGATCATACGACCGCATGATGAACGGCGAGCGCGCGGCGGACGGCGCCTCGATGCCGGGGAGGACGATAACGCCAGTGATGAATATGTAATCGCTTGTTGTCTGGACCGCGTTCGTTGTTCCGGTCGCACCCATGAACAGAGCGCCATTCCACACATTCGGAGCAGTCTGATAGTTGCTCCCTGCCATCGCAGCAATCAACACTGCAAGTCCAGCCGTATTGTCTTTTGCCCAGGTTCCGGTCGTGTCGCCTGGAACCGTAACCGTAACGTATTGTGGTGCTCCCGCAGTCGTGTAGTTGAAAGAAAAAACATAGCTTCTATTGGATGGGCCGTTGAGGATGGCCCCGGAATATAATCCGGCCCGAAATGCCTGAAACCAGAACCCAATCGTGATCGGCTGCGCGTTGGCTGTTCCCCACGCCAGGCGGGCAATGCGATATCCTTCTATTAGTTGCACGATGTTGGCGTAGGCGGTCGCGGCCGGCGCAGTATTAGCCGTGTTGGTATATATCGCCAGCGTGTTAGGCAGTCCTGGTGCGGCTATCCCCGCTGTGTTCTGCGCCCCGGTAATAGCTTGTGTTCCTAATGTCTGAACTGCCCACCCGTCAATGATACGTTTTGAGGTATTGGATAATGGTCCCGCAGACCCTCCGACGCCAAATTCCTGGCTTACGTCCATCGAGCCGTTGATCTGCATGCCGTTGTAGGCGAGCGCGTCGAGCGGCGCGGCGTAGGCATATAATTCAGTGAAGTTGGCGTTTGTCTTGAGAAACGATGTCCGCAGCGGATCGCCGGTGCCGTCATTAGCGGCAGAACCGATATTGATGGTTTGCTGTGCCATCTGTCAGGGTGAGTGAGTAATACTGCCTGCCGTAATGGTCACGGTCTGGCCTATGCTGATCGTCGTGCTGTTGAGATTGATATCGGCACCACTCGTGCCGCATGTAAGATTATTCACTTTGGTGGTGCCGCCGCCATCCTTGATGCGCGCCACCGCCGCGGTGCCGGCATTGGCCGCGACGCCGGATTTTGGCGCACCAGCCATGGTGATCACGCCGCTCGATTCCGTGAAACTCGGATCGGACAACGTGATTGTTACGAGCGTTGCGGCAAACGACGCCGTACATATTTCGATGTAAGCAGGCGAAGCATTGGCGTCGATCTGCAATATCGTGGCAGCCATGCGCGCCGTCTTCGTCGCCGCGTCGTAATTGACCGCCATTATGGCATTCCCAGCCGGAAGGATGTCAGCCGCACCGGGCCATTGGGATAGATTCTGGTGGTGTTGAGCTTGATGACCGCATCGGATTTTTCATCGCCGACATCGCAAGACAATATCTCGCTGCCGTCAGCGGCCAGGATGCGCGCGCCCGCGGCATTGCCTTGTGCAAGTGCAGCGTCTTCCTCGGTGATCTTATTGAGTTCGAGTTCACCATTGACCGCAGGGGCGGCGGCTGGACTGGCAAGCCGCAACACTGCGAGAACGTCGCCGTTATCCGCCAGCATCTCTATGGTGCCGGCATCCATCATGTCGCCGAGCGTGTCGAGCATCTCATTGGCCGCGGCTTCCGAAAGATTGATGGTCATGGTTGTGGCTCGTCATAGATCGGCACGAGCGCGCCGTTCTCGTCCCGCTCGATGCGCAAGACCTTTGATGGGCGCTCGCTCGCGATCGGCTCCTGCAATTGGCGCGCCGCATTTGCGACTTGCCCGGCCAACTCGGGCGGCAGCAGGATAGCGCCGTTCAGCCCATCCGCGACCATCTGCCGGACCTCGCCGCGCAACTCGGCAACGACAGCCCGCAACTCGGCGATCGTCGCTGCGGCCTGCGCCTCGATCAGCTCGCGCTGGCGCTGCCATTGCCGGCGCTCGGTATCGAGCACCTCGGCGAGCGCCTCCCGCCAGGCATCAAGAAGCAGCGCGTCGTCGTCCGATCCGGTCGGCGTTGGCAAATAGGCTTCTGACTTCTCGTGCAATGTCATCGCGGTTGGCCTTTTGCGGTGGCTTTGCGGGAGCCGGCGGCGCTGCGGGAGGCGGCGGCGCCGCCGGCGCAGCCGGGATCTTCCCGACTTGGCTTAGCGGAACGACCTGCTGCTGGACGCGCGGCTCGTCGCCAAACTCGACGCGGTCGAGCCCTTCGAGGTTGCGCGCTTCGTTCGGCGCGAAAATCCCGCCTTGCACGCCCTGCGCCAGCGCTTCGACGCGATCCTTCATCGCCGAGCGTAGCAGCGCGTCGGTGTCGAATTCCACGTATTCGTCGGGCTGGCCTTTGAGATCGAACAGCAGGCCGATCGATTCCTCGATGTGATTGAGCGCGAAGCCGAGACCCGATGATTTCCAGCTTTGCATCAGGAGTTCGGTCGACGAGAAGGTCGAGCCGCCGAGGCCGAGGATCTGTAACGGAATCCGAAACGCGAGCGCAATATGCTCGTTCGAAAGTTTCATCATCTCGGCGGTAGAGGCATCCCTGCCGCTCACCGCCCACGGCTGGACTTTCAATCCAGCGGTGAGGATTGGCGTGCCGCCCTGGTGCAGACCCTTGGCCTGCTCGTTCCAGCGGTCGCGCAGCGCTTGGAGCTGGTCTTTGTCGAGCGTGAGATCGGTCGAGAGCACCGCCGACGGCCGCGCCTCGTTGAGGTAATATCCAAGTTGCTGTCTCGCGATTGCGCTGTTGACACCGATATCGCTATAAGCCGCAACGATCGGACTCTCGCCGATCAACGGCACCGGCCAGCGATGCCGCACCGTGTGTAGCCGGATGTGCAGGACGTCGCGTTGCGGCACGATCAGCGGCTCGCCTCCGAGCCGTTTATCGATCACCTGGTTGCCGTGCAACTGGTAGAAAATCTCGCCATTGTCGGCGAGCCGCGGATGCGACATCAGCGGGTCCATCAGATGCAGTTCGTCGATCTCGAATCGCGAATTGCGCAGCCCGAGCGCATAGGCGTTGCCCTCGAGGTAGAGCGAGCGCGTCGCGTTGAGCAGAAAGTCGGAGATCGATTGATAGTCATTCGGATGGCGCAGCAAACGCGAGAGCGCCGATGACTTGACGCGCTCGCGTCCGCCTTTGCCGTTGAGCCGCCAATGATCGCCGGGACACATGGCGACGGTCTGGGCGTAGGCCGAGACGCAAGCCTCGACCATGGCCGATTGGGTACCAAGGCTGGTCGGCGTGTAGCCCTGCTGCCACCAGTTATCGGCAACGCCGGCGGGCAACCACCCGCCGGTGACCGGCAGATAATACGGGCCTGGCCGGTAATCGCCTTCACCCTTGCCGATGAGCTGGCCCGCGATGCGGGCCAGAAACCCGCGAACGTTCATGTCGATGGTGACGCAGTCCTTGTTTGATAG